TGTAGGAAATGTGGCAAGTGACCCATCGCCTCTTAAATATTGCGATGTTGTTCCCGCTCCAACAACTGATATTGTTCCATTGGATGTTAATGGACTATTTGAAACTGAAAATCCAGTAGGCATTGAAAGTCCAACGGATGTCAAACCTGATGCATCTGATGCCCAATAAGTATCGTAATTAGTAGCACTAAACTTCTTCAATACTTGACCTGTACTGCCACCAACAGGTACACCTTGTCCAGCAGGACCTTGAGGACCAGCAGCATTACTAACATTAACCGTTATGTCCTCACTACTTTCAGTTACAATGACTAAATCATTCTGTACGCTTACATCAATGCTCATCTTCTATGGTTTAGTTACATCATCGTAAACAATAAAATCTCCTTCTAAATATGTCTTAACAGTTAAATCTGCAAAAGTCACCTGCATATCCCAAACGTAATTTCCTTTCGCAATATCAACTAATTTATTAACGGTAATTTGATTATTGCTAACTCCACCGATTGTCACACCGCTTCCATTAGTTAAACTCAAAGCAAGAGTTCCACCGCATCCCTTACGGACTTGAATATAAACTGTTGCACCAAGTAGGCTGATTGGTGTAGTATCTGCCAAAAGAGTAAACACTTGCTTCCAAGTATCATTCCTCCACATTTGTATATCAAGTCTCCCTGGTCTAAAATCTGATGCCATTTCTTTTCTTTTAAATAGATTTATGATGGATATGTGTAGTCCGTTGGAACTTCACACCTATTCTGTAAATATGGTAAATCAAGTGAAATTGTTGCACTAACCCCTGCAAGATATTCTGGTTGGTCCTCCGTAAAGAAGTCAAGTGTTACCGAATCTTGCAAAACAAAATCAAAATTATTGTAGTTTAATTGTGCAATAATATCTTGTGCCGTTAATAATTGGTCAGACAGAACCTCTTGCTCATTTGATTGTTCGGGAAGTACCCTATCACAAAAAAACAAGGTGAAGTTCAAGGTTGAAGTCTTGCCATTAATAGATGCCCCCGTTATGTCAAAAAAGAAAGCAGGATAGGTATTATCTGCACCCCTACTCAAAAAATCAAAAGCGTTCCCGTAAAAGGTTGTTTTGATTTGCTGATGTGCATTTCCCAAGTCCTCTATTAGCTTTATCGTTTGGTTTAGGGTCATCCTTTTTTATTTTTTCAAGATAGACTTTCAGTTTCTCTTGGTTCTTTTTTGAATATGTTTTATTCGCCACAGCAACGATTTGTATTTCCTTGATATTTTTCTTCAAAAGTTTTATATCTCTCGCAGTCATAATCTCCAAGCCAAATGGTAGTAGTATAGGCATCATTATCAGGGACAATGGTATCAACTCCAGTCCCAGGGTTAATGTACTCAGGGAACTTAGCACTTGCTTGAGATTCTTGCTTGAGGTATTTAATCAACCTTTGCTTATAAAACTCTGCCCTTGCTGAATACCTATTCGCTACATCTGCCAAATCTGATGCACTCGGTTCTGTTTGGTTATCACCAGTTTTCCTTATTACTCCCTTGTTATAAAATTGATATGATAATGCCATTGGCAATTCACTCATAACATAGTAAACAAGGCAAGGTGTTATGTAGGTATTTAGCAAGGTTTCCTCATCACAATTCAAATCTCCGCACTCAATGCCATCTTGCAACCTTTCATACAATGCCGTTCCCAACGCTGGGAGAATATAAGCATCCTGTGCATAAAGGATATCAGGGAAGACCAATTTAGGGTCTACGTTAACGTGTAGACCTGTTCTGTCCTTTATCGTATCAACTGAGATAAAAAGTATATTTCTGCTCATTTTATTTCTTCTTTTTTACTACCACGTTTCGCCTCCATTCGTGTCTGCAAGAGGGAGAATCTCCCCACCAACCACCGCCTCTATCAAATACTGAATACCCAAGTCTTGCACTTAACATCTCAATACCGCTTCTGCTCCAAAGTCTATCCTCAGATATCAACTTTCTGCAAAAGGTCCTTGAAGGGTGTGCAGCAGTATCTCTCTGAGAACTTGGGACAATCGGTTTCCACTCATAGGAATACTTGACCTCAAAGGTTGTGATTTCCATATCATCAACCAACTTGCTGAGTGGTTTAGTAAGTTTCCTTTCCTCAATCTTTGGGTTATAACTTACTGCACCCGATTCAACCAAGTAGGTCAACCTGCCTTGTACCACTTCCCTGCTTTTACCTACTGCCTTAGCAATATCATCAATGCTTATCTTTCTGTCCTTATCAATCAAGGCAAGGATTTGCTTATCAAGTGTCTTGTCTATCAAAACATCCTCTGCAAACGCATCACGACTGCTAAAAACCGCTTTTGAATGGATGATGTTATAATCTGCCTTCGGTTCTCCAACCTCTCTGAATAAGCCTATAACAGTGTCCTCATCAAGTGCTGAAAAACTAAAGTCCTCAGTCATTGGGTCGTCATCTATGCCAAGCATAGCATTAACCTCATTGTCAGTCATTCCAAGACCCGATTTGAGCATTGTAGTTGCAATCTCTTTGGATATCTTACCCTGTGAGAATTGCCTAATCACTCGCATCAGATGCTGATATTGTCTACCGCTTAGATTCTTTAGATTGTCATTTGTTTCAATCTGTTGCTGAGTTGCAGATGGTTGAGTTGCTTCAGTTGGTGCATATTTTGCAACATCTATTCCTGCTTTCTCCAATAACCACTCTTTAGGTGCAATCTGCAAAAGTGCCGATTCGCTCAACTCAAATCCAATAGGTTCTACTGGTATGATGCTGATTTCAGAAGTCGCACCTTTGAGGACCGCTAATTCATTGAATATAGATTCAAGGAACTGTTGTTTGTCATTTACATAGGTATTCTTGAAAATCTCATAAGAATCCCTCATCTGAGTTCTGCTACCCAACTGACCAGGTTCTGCAATACCAAAAAGACTTGGTGATGTAATCTGATGACCTGCAAACAAATTGTTTTGTATAATCAAATCAACCCTTGTGAAGTCTTCCTTAGTGATATCACTTGCACCAAGGTCCTCTATGATTGGTTTTCTTGCAGGGTCAGTGGTAAAGGATAGGATAAATTTCTTTCCATCACTACCGCTAAATCTGTCTGTAAATCTTCTCTCAATGTTCCTCTTCTCATCGGGAGAAGGTTCACCATTAGGTAGGGTAATAAGTTTGGATGCACTGAATCCCGTTTGAGCATTGCCAAGAACGTGTCGTGAGACTTCTATATCAGATTCAATATAGTTCAATGCACCCATATAACCTGGTAGAGCATAGGTATCAAGTCCTGGTCTATATTCTTTTATATAAAGTATCTGTTTACCTTGCCTGACCTTCGTGTTGAATGCCATCATAGGTATCAGTTCATCCTTCCTCTCATTCCAATCTTTCTTGTACCAAAACTGTGAGTTATCAGCATTGGACCTGATTTTGGTATAGTCAATGTGAAGCACATCAGTCAACTGCCCACCTGTTACGGACCAAATTACTTCAAGATAAGCACCGCCAAAGATTTCAATATCAATTGAGACTTTCCTTGTCAAATCTGCTAAAGATTCAAACTGATTAGGTTGTGCTATGAATTGGTCTGCAATCGGGTCTGCCTCATCTGCTTTCCACCCGTTTCCAATAATGTAATTAACCTTGCCCTTAACGATAGCGTTATGCTTTGCACTCTTATTGTACAATGCCAAAAGATAGTTAGGGTAATCATTCTTTTCACCGAACTCAATATACCCCTTACCCCTCTTTTCTCTGTATTCGGGTTGCCTTGCTTCCTGAAAGTTTAATATGACTAAATCATTCATCATCTTGTTATATATGTATTGTCAACCTCGTGTTGTGTGTACTCAAAAGTGGTTGATGGTGACAGTTTCATTATCCCTTCCTCAAGCAATCCAGTCGCTTGAGTATAGTCTGTATTGTATGCACTTGATTGCTCATAGACAAAGTACAACCACTCCCCTACATTACCCAAACCAAAGTATTTTGGAACTTTAATGCTGAACTTATTGTATCTATCTTTATAAAGTGATACATCAAGAGCATTGAGCAAAACAAAAACAACCTCATCCCGTGTGGTCCTATTGACAAAACGGAAAAGGTAATTCGGTGAAGTCAATGTCTGCTTCTCCGTTAATGTTAGGTAAATGAATTCAGTCGCCCCTTGTGTCAGTTGTATCATTATGTCTAAATAGATATTCCGTTCACTTTTACCCAAAAAGAAAGGCATCCGATATGGATGCCCTTACTTCATTCTAAACCTTCCTATTTACGCAGTTAATCCTGCTATAATACCACTTGAAACTTCAGGAGCAAGTGCAGGTTCATTACCAGTGAAGGTAAGTGTGTAACCATTCCTATCTCCAAAAGCAGTACCAGTCGCACCATTACCACCAGTCAAATCAGCACCATTTGTCTTACCGAGCAACCAATATTTGTCGTTACCATCCTGTACAACTGCAAGGAGATTATTCTTAGCAAGAAGGAGAATCTCGTTTCTTGTAGTCGCTTGAAGTTTATTTAGGATGATTGACAATTCTTGTGCATAGAAAACAGTACCATTTTCAACAGAAGCGGTTATGTTTTCGGTAAGTGAAGAGGTTTGTTTTACAAGTTGGTACTTATAAAAAACCTTTCCTGCTGATTTTGTGATAGTAGTAACAACGCCTGATGCCTCTGTAATTGCAGTAACATCACCAAACGGAATAAACCAAACCGCTTTGATGCCACCAATGGATTCTTTACAATCCAAAACATATCCTTGAGTTAATGCACACGCCATTTTACTTAATTTTATAATGAAGGCAAGGGATGTAAACCACCCCTCACCTCATTGTTATTTAAACGAAGAACTTAACAATCTCATCTGGGAAGGCGAAGTTAACGCCCATCTTGAATTCTGCTACAAAGCGAACTTGGTCGGCTTCTTTAGCGTAGAAGATTTCAAACCTTTCCTCTTCATTGAGAAGGTCAGTTCCCAAGAAAAGGTTAGAGATACGCATTGCAACAATCTTACCGCTTCCGTTAAGACCTTGAACTGCAATAACCTTTACGTTTGTACCTGGGAGGTAAAATTCACTGTTTGCCTTGCCATCAAATTGGTAGTGATAAAGGTTAGAAGTTTTCAACTTAACAGTGTAAGTACGGAAAACATCCATACCGCAGAAGATTGCGATATCATCCTTATCTACTACTTGGGCAGGGATTGCTTTGTAAATGTCATCGAAGATGCCAACAACGTTAGTATCAGTGATAGCAGTCTCAACAGAACCGTGATATGCTACGCTATTAGCGTTAACAACAGAAGCACCAGCAGCAGTAATCAAAGTTGTGATACCATCAAATTTGTTGAGGTTTACATCAACGCTTGAAGTTGAACCTCTCCAAATAGTGTTCTCCAATTGCAAAGCAATTTTAGATGCTTTCCTATCAGAATACTCTTGAGAGTAAACCATTGAATCATAACCGCTTCCAGCAGGAAGTGCTTTCTGCAAATACTTTGCTTCAAGGTCTTTCAAGCACAATGCTTCGTTAACCTTAATTTTACCAACAGTAACAGTC